TCCATTCAGGGTCTAAATCATACTTTTGACCTAAAACTAAATTACTCATTTCATTATTTATTAATTCTTCTAATTCAACATACCAAAGAGTTTTGTCATCATTTTCAATAATTAAACTTTTAATTAAAACTAAAATATTATAAACCATTAAATATGCATTTTGTTGTCCATATTTAGCATGAAAAGTTAAATTACCTCTTCTGTAAGTGTCATTATCCATACTTGGTAAATCATCAATAATTAAAGATGTTGAATGAATTAATTCTAGAATTAAAGCAAACTTATAAATTTTTTGAGTATATTCTGGATTATTTTTCCAATTAGGATTTAAATAAGTTGCAACTTCTAAAACTAAAACAGGTCTTAACATTTTACCACCTAAAATAACATCTTTTAAAATATTAATTAAATTATTATTGTTATTAAAATTAGTATTTTCTTTTAAAAATAATTCTAAAAAATTTTGAAAGTCTTTTTTTATTTTTTCCATTTTATTCTATGTTATATAATTCTTTAATTATTTTAATAAAAAATTTTTTTAAATCATTTAATTCATCAATCACAACTAATTCTTTCATTTGTGATAATGAATCCTCAGAATCTGTTGAATCAACATTATACAAAAGATTAATCAACTCAAAACTGTCATTTAATTTTGTTTTTTGGAAAAAGTTTTTGTGTTCTTTTTGATTAGATGATTCTTTAGAATCTAAAAACCGACGTCGCTTTTTTTTAAATTCATCAAATTGACCACTAAGCGATCCTTCATCATCTAATATTATATCGGGGTCTCTATTTAATAATAATTGAAATCTATTTTCTATTATATTGAGAATTTTTCTTAAATAAGTTTTATAGTCATCATTTCTTGATATTATGCGACCCTCTTTATTTTTCTCAAATTTATCATCTGTATTTTGCAATTGTATCAGAGATTTGCATGCTTCTTTTAATTCTTCACTATTAAAACTCATGATTATTGGAAATAAATCTTTGGGTTGTCTTGTGGGTTGTCTTGTGGGTTGTCTTGTGGGTGGTCCTAAGGGTTGTCCGGAGGGTTGTCCTAAGGGTTGTCCTGAGGGTTGTCCTGAGGGTTGTCCGGTGGGTTGTCCTAAGGGTTGTCCTGAGAATACATCTAATTCTAATGATTGTATTGGTAGTGGTTGTGGTTCTGGTTGTGATTGTAGTCGTCGTCGTGGTAGTCGTGGTAGTAGTGTTTGTGGTTGTGGTTCTGGTAGTGGTAGTGGTTCTGGTTGTGATTGTAGTCGTGGTCGTGGTTCTGGTTTTAGTGGACATCTTTGAATTTTATAAGAAACTGATTCAAAAAAATAAATGTATATTTTTAATTCATCTTGTGATTTCCATGTTTCAAAGTTTGGATTATAATGAACTCTAATAATATTTTCTAGTGCACTATTATTTAACAATATATCTAATGTCATAAGTAATATTAATATTTTTATTTGTACAGTATATAATTTATTATCTATTTCTTTTGCTATTATTATAGATGGATTTTTTTCGTAAAAAATTACTATTGAATCGTATATTTTTGCAATAATTTCAAATAATTTATCGGGGTATTGGGTTGACAATATATCTTGCTCATTTTTATCAAAATTTTTATTAAAATTTGTATCACTTATTTGTGATTTTAATAAATTTTTGAATTCTTTAAATAAAAATGATAATAAATATTTAAATTTAAATAAAATAGTGTTTGATTCAATTTTTACATTAAAATCCAATGATATTATAGTTTTACTGCATTTTAATAAATCAAGAATTGTTTGAAAATCTGTATATTTAAAATAATTACCAAATAATTTTGTTTCATTATTATTAGAAAGAAGAGGAGGAGGAGGAGGAGTGCCAGAAGGAGCACCAGGAGGAGGAGCACCAGGAGGAGGAGGAGGATTACCAGGAGGAGGAGGAGGGGTACCATTACCATTATTTGTAACTCCAAACTTAACATGACATAATACAGAACCATTTGTTTCGGGATCACAATTAACACTTTGAATTGTATAATCTTTTGCTCCACCAATAGCATAAATTACTTTATTTTTATTAACTTTTTTTAATTTTTTAGATTTTTTAGATTTTTTTACAAAAGTTTTTTTAACTGATTTAATATTTTTTTTTGTTTGTATTTTTTTCAAATGTTTCATTTTTTTAACAGAATTATTTAATTTTGTTTTCATTTAAAATATAAAAAGATTTTTTTTAAATTTTAAGTATTTAAATATTTTAAATTAAATTATAAAAATATTAAAAAATTTTAAGAATAAATATGTAAAGAATAAGAATAATTAGAATTATTATTTATAATTCTATGTAATCCGTGATTATTATGAATATAGCTAATATCATTTTTAAATAATTCTTGTGTTTGTGGATATTTTCCTTCATTTGATATTTTTTGTTCAATAATATTTCCTTCAAGTATTTTCATTAAGCAACCATTTTCTTTGTGATTGTGTAATGCTGTGTAAGAATAAGGGTGCCAAACTAATAAAAACATTTCGTATTGTTCTGTACCAAATTGGCACAAAACATTAGAAAAAGTATCTTTTTTGTATTGTTCTGTACCAAATTGGCACAAAACATTAGAAAAAGTATCTTTTTTGTATTTATGCACATTATAATTTGAAAGTTCATTAAATTTAATTGGAATTTTTAAATAATTATTAAAATTAGTTGGAGAAACAAAATTTAATTTATAACGATTATCAACATTAATATTATACTTAGTATTATAATTATTATTACGATTTACGTAATTATTCCAATCATTTCCGGTATATTTATAAAGAATAGGTTTAATATCTAATAAATCAAAATTCTTTTTAGGTGGTAAATTAAGAATGTGTGAATTAATTTTTTTAGTTAAATTAAAAAGCGAACGGATATTCATTTTTAAAAATTTTTAAAGTTTTCTAAAAATTATTTTCTAGGATTAAATATTTTTAAAAGTTTTTATTTATATTTATTTTTCTATCTAAAAAATAATAAAAATAATAAATTATATATTTAATTAAATAAATGGATAATAAAGAAATAGCCAAAAATTATCTCAAAGCATCTATAAATGATGCTGAGCTAGTATTTTATAATCGTGAACAAGAAAGGTTAAAAGAAGTTAAATATCCTTTTTATGATGGTGGTGTCAGTCCTATTGTAATATATTATTCAAGAAAATATAATTTACCGATGGTTTTACCAACTTTTTTAAAAAATATAAATGGTAAAACAATTCCTCAAATTTCAAATAATTTTTATTCAAATCTTAATTCTAATTTAGGAACTTTAAATTTAAATATTGATAATGAGGATGAGGATTTATTTAAAAAAGATTATTTAAAAAACTATTATTTTCTTAATAAATTCTATAATTTCAATGTTGTTTTTGTTCAATTTAAAGATTTATATGAAAAAAAACAATTAAATCTGGATGGAATTTTTTTATGGGTTGAAGAATTACCTAATGTATTGTTAGCATTATTAATATTAAAAGAAAAGCCATCTCTAGGTATTAAACTAACGGATAGTTTAGAAACTTCAAATAGTAATAGTGTTAGTAATACTAATACTAATAGTCCTCAAAATATACAAAAAATAGAAGATAAATTTAGTTTATACTACGATTATATTAAAGAAATTACTGAAAAATATTTATCTAATACTGCTAGTAAGAAAAAAGAAGAATATTTAACAATTTTTTGGATTTATCAATTATTAGAACCAACATCATCAACAATTAAAAAAGAAGGTTTAGAAAATGTTTTGGATTTACTGAAAATGAGAGGTAAAAAGAAATTATGGAAAATTAATAATCTTTCTACAACTGATAATCAAAATGAAGTTGACCCACAAGATTATAAGTTATCTTGGATTATTTATGGTTCAATTAAAGATTATTTAAGTCTTCATTTAGATTTCTTTTTAAGTTCTTACACATTAAATCAAATATCAAACGGATTAGTTTATGAAGGATTTGAAAGTTTAGAAGATTTGGAAGATTTAGAAGATTTAAAAACTATTGAAGGTTTTACAGGTTCTCAATCTAATAAAAAAAAATCTAAAAATAATAAAAATAATAAAAAATCTAAAAAAGAAAAAACGGATAAAATAGATAAAACAGAAAATTTTAAGGATGAAAAAAAGAAAGAAGTAAGTTTTTGGTGGACTATTGTTTTTTGTTTTTTTATACTACCATTATTTATAGTAATTTTCATTAAGATTATGATGTTTTTTTGGTCTTTTTCATTTGGTTCAAAAAAATAAAAACAAATAAAATTAAATAGAAAATTAAATAGAAAATTAAATAGAAAATTAAATAGAAAATTAAATAGAAAATTAAATAGAAAATTAAATAGAAAATTAAAAAGAAAATCAAATAAATTTTCTTAGATTATGATAAAGATAAGTTAAAAAGTATTAAAAAAAGTTAAAAAAGTTAAAATGGAAAAAAATGAATTAGCAATTATAGAGAAAAAAATTAAAAAATCTATTTCTAGAGGTATTAAGTATCTTTTAAATTACAGATTAAAAATAGTTGAAGAAGAAAAAAAGAAAAATGTATATGATGGTGGTGCCTCAATTTTATTAAGTTATTTACAAGGTCGTTATGGTATTGAGTTAGGTTTTGAGGGTAATTGTGATAATTTAGTAAAATGTTCACAAAATTATATGATTGACCATCCTAGACCTTTGTTTGGTTATGACAATCAAGAGAATGATTTATTTGATACTAATTTTTTAAGGGATATTTACTTACAGCAATATAATCAATTTCCTGTTGCTCAATATATTGAAAAAATGGAAAAATACATTCAAACTGGTGATGGTTTTATAAGTCAATTAATACCTGTTTTAGATATCTTTTCACAGAGACAAATCAGGTATTTAAATGTTGGATTAGCATTATTTGGTTTAATGGAGAAAAACTATGATAAAGTAACAACAAATAAAGGGTTTAAACATTTAAAAAAGAGAGTTTCAGCTGAATTATTGGATATTTTTCATAATAAATCTAACTATGACCCAATTTATTTGGATACTACTAAGTCATATGCATTATTTTTATTACATTTATTAGGAGAAGATGATAAAATAGATGAAGAAGATGAATTAAAGTTTTTAGGGTGTTTATTAAAAACTCAAAATGGAATGGGTCATTGGATTCACACAGATACTTTTGATAGTGTAAATGAAGTTAATAATACTATCTTAACAATTTTCTCAGTTGTTAATTTGTTATATTACTACAATAAATTAACTGATAATACTGATAATATTAATAGTAATTCTAATGAAAATAATATTAAAAAAAATTTTAAGAAAACTAATTTTGAGATGGTTGAAGGGTTTGAAGGTGGTTTTTTAACACAAAAGAATATGGATAATATATTTCGTAGTAAACTGTGTGTTACTTCATTAATTGAAGTAGGATTATTAGTAATATTACTAGCAATTTTTACTTATTTTATGATTCGTATATATCGTAATAGAAACATTTAAACACTTTTTGCCGTAAAAACGCATATGGCGTTTTTACTGAAAAAGTGTTAACAAAAATACACTTTTTAGCATTAAAAGCCCACTTGGGCTTTTAACTGAAAAAGTGTTAGCAAAAATACACTTTTTAGCGTTAAAAGAGCATATGGTGTTTTTACTGAAAAAGTTAAAAAGTTTCTTGGTATATTTTTTCTTTTACTTTAACAGGTGATAGGGTAGTTATAAGAAAATGTTTAGCATCAAATTTAAATATTTTATTAGCGTAAGTTTGTAGGTCTTCTTTTGTTATTTTTTTGTATTCTTTAAAAATCTCTTGATAATTTTTAACATCAATATTTTTAAGTGTATTTTCTTTTTCTTTTATTTGTTTTAAGTTTTGATTTTTGAGTAATTGTAAGCCGTAATGTAAGCAATTTTCGTAAGTATCTTCTTGAGCCATTTTAACTTGATTTTTAAGTTTTTCTAGTGTTGTTAAATATTCTTTTTCAGTTATCAATTCATTTTTAAGTAAATCTAGTTCTTTTTTAACTAGTTTTAAAATTTCTATTTGAGTTTTAATATTATGATTACAGCTATATTGGATTGTAAAAGTTCCATTAAAATCGTGTGCTGTATGAGATGCTAAAATACTATAAACTAATCCGTGTTTGCTTCTAATATTTTCAAATAATCTTGATGACATTCCGCCTCCTAGTATCATTGCTAATAACTGTAATTTATATTTATCAATATTTTGATAGTTATAACCTTTAAAAGCAATAATAACAAAAGTATGTTCTAGGTTTTCACTAGAATGTGTTTCTATGTGATTATTAATTGAAGGAAAAACATTATCATTGCTGTTAGTACTATTAGTACTATTATTAGTACTATTATTATTACTACCTAGAATTGGATTTAAGTTTAATGTTAATTTATCTAACCATTTACTTTGGTAATGACTTAAAGATTTTAGAGTTTTATTAAAAACAGAACTAGAATCATAACTTGAAGGATCACCCAAACGGGAAAATGATTTATTATAATTTTCATAGAAAGAAGTTGAAAAATGCCTCTCTAGGTGTTCTTTTAGCCATTTATATGATTTAAAATTACCTGCAACTGAAATAACCATATTTTCAGGTCTATAATAGTAATATATAAATGCTAAAACAATATTTCTATTAAACTTTTCAATATTAGAAGCCTTTCCAGCAACTGGTTTAGCAATAGGTAAATCTTTAAAGAATTTCAAATAAAAATCATTATTTATTTTATTTGTTGGTATAGAATTTCTTTGGTGAATTTCATTGATAACAACTTTCTTTTCTAGTTCAATATCAGTTGGTCTATATAATGAATGACATAAAATATCACCTAGAATTTCAATCACTTTTTCTAAATGGTCTGCATTAACTTTAATATGATAACAAGTCATTTCATTATTAGTAAAAGCATTTTTATGAGCACCATATTGGTCTAATTCCCTTGAAAGGATTAATTGTGATAATCTCTTTTTAGTTCCTTTGAAAAATAAATGTTCAACAAAATGAGCCAAACCATTAACTTCTAAAGTTTCCCAATTTGAACCAACATTAACTAAAACAGCAATTGTTGCAGTTTTTTGATGTGGATTTTTATTCATAATTATCTTCAAACCATTACTTAATTCATCTTTTTTATAATCCATATTTTTTATTTTTTATTTTTTATTTTTTATTTTTTATTTTTTATTTTTTATTTTAAAAAGTGTTTCTATATTTCTATTTAACTTTTAACTAGAAATAAGTGTTTTTAAAAATGTTTAAAATTAAAAAGGTAAAATAAAAAAACTTAAAATAATAAAAAGTAAAAGTAAATAAGATAAAAATAAATAAATTTTAATAAATGGCAAAAGAAAATAAATCAAGTAATAATAGTAATAGTAGCAGTGATGCTATTAATATTATTCTCAATAATGTATCTGATACTGAACAATTCAACGAGGGTATTTATGTTATCAAGCGTGATGGTAAAAGGGAGCGTATTGACTTAGGAAAAGTAGGTAAGCGTATTAGAACATTATCTAAAGGTCTTAAAGTGAATCCTGATGTTATTTCTCAAAAGATAACAGACCAAATTTATCCAGATGTTCCTACATCACATTTAGATGAACTAGGTGCTCAAATTTGTGCTTATTTAACAACTAAACATCCTGATTATGGTATTTTATCGTCTCGTATTATTATTTCTAATCATCATAAAAATACTTCACCATCCTTTTCGGAAACAATGGATGCTTTATATCAAAATAAGGACACTCTCGGGCAACCTTCACCATTAATTAACAAAGATTTATACAAGATTATTCAGCAACATAAAAACAAGTTAAATAATATCATTAAGTATGAGCGTGATTATAATTTGGATTATTTCGGCTTTATGACTTTATACCGTTCATATTTATTAAAAGTCAATGGAAAGGCACTAGAGAGACCTCAAGATATGTATTTACGAGTTGCTTTAGGTATTCATCGTAATGATTTTAAGGAAGCAATTTACACTTATGAATTAATGTCCCAAGGGTTTTTCACGCATGCAACGCCTACTTTATTTAATATGGGAACGCAACACGAACAAGCAAGTTCTTGTTTTCTTTTACAGATTGAGGATGATTCCATTAATGGTATTTATAATACACTTAAAGAGTGTGCTTTGATTTCTAAAACAGCGGGTGGGATTGGTTTAGCCATTCACAATGTTCGTGGTAAAAATGCAGTAATTAATGGTACTAATGGACGTTCTAATGGAATTGTGCCTATGTTAAAGAATTATAATGCCACAGCTGAATATGTTGATCAGGGTGGTGGTAAGCGTAAAGGTTCTTTTGCTATTTACTTAGAACCTTGGCACAGTGATATTTTTGAGTTTATTGACTTAAAAAAACCACAAGGGTCAGAGGATTTACGGGCGCGTGATTTATTTTACGGGTTATGGATACCGGATTTATTTATGAAACGAGTTGAAAGAAATGAGAATTGGACTTTAATGAGCCCTGATGAGTGCCCTGGTCTTCATAATGTTTTTGGTGATAAATTCGAAGAATTATACCAAAAATATGAAGAAGAAGGGCGTGGTAGGGAGAGTG